GAGCCGTACATAATCGCGCCGAGCTTGACGTCTTGCGATGGAACGGTCGTCAACGAATCGACATAGCCCGACTCCATTCTCCGCCTCCAGCTAAATTGAGACGCGGCCGCCGCGCAAATTGTTAAATAGTTTGCGTCGGATTGGGTCGCGACGCCTATCCCTAAATAGTCGTAAAGATCCTGAGCGCTAACCCATGTACAGGTCTGGGTAATTGTCACGGTTCCCGACGCGGCTTGACGCTCCACGTCGTCGGCTGTTTTGGTGTAAAGAACCTGATTCGCGATCGGAACCAGCGGATCGAAAATTAAATCGCCGTATTGATCTACGCCTATAAACAGATATTCGGGAAGCGCGCGGACCGTATAGGTTCCGTTAAATGTCGCGTCAACGTTTGTAACGACGATAGTCGCGCCGACCTCGATCTCTGCTGGGGTTAAGAGAACGAGGACGGCGAAATTATCGACAAGCTGTTTTTGTACGACCGAGTAGGCGGCCATGATTGGGCCTCCTTTCGGGAGTTATGCTCGTTTAACGAATTTTGTCGCGTCGATCATCAAGGTAGCAAGGTACCCTCTGAAGGCCACGGTCCTTGAGAGCGTCGACGGGGTATCGATACTGATTGCCCCCTTGGCTTGCTCGAACACCTCAAAGCCGTCGGTATTGCCGACATAAACTTGGTTAACCAAATTGCGATCCACTACAAGGCGCAAGCCGAAAGCGGACGATTCAACCGAGCTTGGGTTCATTGAACCGAAAGCGTTCATCGGTCCTACTTGTGGGAACAATGGACGACCAGCGTCATCGGTCAAAGTTCCGAGCGCTTGGAAATAGTTCGGCGACACCATCAACGCATTAGGAAGGTTTCCGTTTGAGTTGGTGAGAATTTCGGTCGCGGCTTCGTAAACGAACGAGGCCCAGTCGGCAGCGCTTGTGTCGTCGGCGAGCGTAGCGGTCTGAGTGACGCCAGCTTGGAATTGCTGGCAAGCGTACGAATCAGTTTCATTCGCATAAATTCGGGCCATGTCGTCGAGCAAAAGCGAGAGGACCTCTGGCTGAGTCCAGTCGATTGAAGCTTCCGAAACGGAAACGTATCCGCCGAAAATTCGTTTTGTCACTTGCTCATCGCTGATAACAAAAGTTCCGTCGGTGATTGTTTGCGATTCGGTTTCTGGACCGCCGATTGAAGTATGGGTCGTGACCTTTGGGCGAATGAAAATCTTTCCGCCTTGTGGCATGGCCTTAGGGCCTACGGCATCGATCAGCGGGCGCAAGCCTCGGAAATTGTTGTACACAGGCTGGACGATCGGCAACGGGAGCACACCATCGAGCGAGCCGCCGAGCGTATTAACGTCTGGAGCGGCGGCCTGAATTTTTGCGTTCATTTCTGCCGCGACTGATCCGCCCTGCAAAAATGCCGAAATGTATTCGGCGGCGCTTGGCATTTTAAAAGCTTGTTTTGGTTGAGCGAAAAGCGGAGCGATTGTTGACGCTTCGATAACGGCTGGGGTTTCTACTGTTTCGGACATTTCGTTTTCTCCTTGTGAGTTCTCTATTTCATTTAACACTAGTTCGGTTTCGTTTTCGTGGATATCCTTATTTTTGGGGATACTGGCCGCGACTTGATTTATTACAGCTCCCGCCACGGCCCCATGAGGGACCATACTGAGCTCAAACCAGTCAGCTGACTGGATCTCCATTACGCCGTCTTTTGAGTAACGGAATTTAAGCGGATTGATTCCGACACTAACCGCGTCCAGTACCGAATCCATCGCCAGCACTAACGCCTCCGAAGCGAGAGTCGTTTCGGAAAGCTTGCCAGTAAAAAGAACCGAGTTCTCGACCTGAGTTCTCTCGGTCACAATTCCTACGGGCTGGCTTGAATCGTGATAAAGAAAAATTTTCGGGTTTGGTCCGTCGAGTGGAAGGGAGCCGTCTAAAAATTTGACGCGCGTTCCGTCGCTAACGGTTGCCTCTACGCCATAAACAACCGCGACTCCAGAAATGGATCGGCGCGGGAGTTCGCCTTGTGCGGCGTCAACGTGGAAGCTTTGCGGGGTTAATCGAATCATGATCGAATCCTAAACCTACTGGCGAGCCATTTCGGGGATTTCTTGTTCTGTATCTGGCGCGTCCATCGGTTCGATTTCCTCGACGTCTCCGCCCATGTAATCCTCGGCTAAAAATTCGGACGTATCGAATCGGACTTTTGTTCCGCGCGGGAGAACGTTATCGCTTGACAATGTTTCCGAAATACAATTCATGATCGGAAGGCACCCGAAAGTCACAAGATCAATACGAGACTGAGAGGCGTTCTGATATGAATACGACCCCGTAGATACGCCCACCAAATACGGAGGAACGCCCATCGCGCGTGAGAGGTCTTTCGCGCTGTAATCGGCGGAATCAATTAACAACATTCGATCGGGAGTCGCGCTTGTTTCCGTGTAGGTGAGTCCTTGTGAAATGACGGCCGTCTGGTTTGTCATGCGCGCGAGGTTGAATTGTGCGGCGAGTTGCTGGAGATCCTCGGCCGACATGGGTTCGCCTTCGGTAATTTTTAGGACGCCTGCGGGAATTGATGAGCTGGCGTTTCTGACGCGAGCTTCCTCAATGCGGAGAGCGGTTTCGATTGCGCGCTGGGACGTGTAAATCAAACCTTCGATCGGGCTCAAAAACTGGATTACGTCTCGGCTATCGAGAGGCATACCGTTAAATTGAATTTGATTTGATGGACCGTAAAAGACCCCGCCCTGCTGATCGAGGGTTTGGACCATATTGGAAGGTAGTCGCGTGAAGGCCGCGGGATAACCGTCTGATTTTGTTCTTTCGGTTACATACCAGAAAGCTCTTCCCGTGAACAGTAAATCGTCCGCGGTCCAGCTGAGAATGAAATTATTGGTCACGGATTTATCTAGACGCTGTACCCATGAGCGAGGCGCGAGGTCGATCTCTGCCATTTCGCGCTCAGATTCGGACCATACCTCGCGATACATTTCAAGCGAAAGGTTTCCGATTGTTCCACAAATTAGGTCGCGTGAACGTGTAACCGTCGGGAGGCTCATCGCGCGAGCGCGCGCTTCGGACGCTGAATAAGAAACAAAATTTCCAATAAGGGAAGCGCCGACGTTTGAACCTGCGGCGGCCATGACGACGGGAGCTTGAGGCGCTGTTTCTGTTTTGCGATTAAAGAATGGCATTTCTCAAGTATGTCACGGGAAGCGGCCGATCGGGACGATATCCGATCCCGACGAAAGGCAAGGTCAACCGACCAGCCGCCGACGAGATCTTAGTTCGGCATAACAAAAACTAGAGGCTTTGCGTTTGATGTAGGTCGCGCGACCATAGCGGCCGCCCAGATTAGGCAACGACAAAGCTCAATCGGTCCGCTTGATTTTTGCGAGCTTACGGCTATTGATCCTTGCGTTTTTACAAGAACCGCTCTTTGAACGTGTTCGGCGAGCATGGCTTCGCCCGTGTGTAGGACTCGGTTTTCTGAGATCATTTGTTTAACGACTGGCGTATATTTCAAAATTTCGCCATAGCCGACAACGACGCGACGACGCTCAAAAGCGGGCGGACAATGAACGTCAATCGTCGGACTAATTGCAAATTTCACGCTCGGATCTTTTGCCGCTTCGCCGATCTTTTGCCATAGCTCGGTCGTTGTTTCGGCCATAAATTCGACATGGCAAACGACGCGCCCATCGGTTAATGGAGCGGCGCGAACAGCAAAGAACCGCGATTCGTCTAGTGAACATTCGATCGCGATTACTCCGCCTTTTGGAATAGGTCCGTCGTGTAGCAACGTTGCCCACTTGCCGATCGGAATCCAGGACGCCGAGCTAGTGATCCAGAGGTTCATGCTTGCGCGAAGGTAACTAGAGCGATCTGGCCCGTCGCGTTCGGCGGCGATTGTCTCGGGACGGAGGGTTTTCCCGAGCGCGGGGTTTCCCCAGCCGAAAGCAGAGTCGGACATGGGATCTATTTCTGGCGGAGGGCTCCATTCCATAAACAAAAACGGGGACGGCTTTTTTTCGTCAATAAGGCGGAGTCCGTTTTCTCGGTGACGAATGAAAGCGGTCGAGGCTTCGGTTCCAGCTGTTGAGAACATCGCTAAAAGCGGGGATCGTCGCGCGCGCTGGGAAGGCGCTAAACCTAATTCGAGGGCCAGCTCAGAAACGTCGAACAGCTCGTCCACTATCGCGAGATCTACGCTCATTCCGTGACCGATTGAAGGTTTCGCCGCTTTCACAAACCAGCGCGAGCCGTCGGGCATAGTCGCCTGATAACGGCCATAACTCCAAATGATGTGAGCGCCGAAACGTTCCTCCAAAATCGGAGCGACCTCATCGAACAACAAACAAGCAAGATCGAGGCGGTGAGCTGTTGAGACGACCGTTTGTTTTTGTCCGCGAAGCTTCGGCATTTCGACAAGCCAGAAAAGGATTAGCGCCTGAATGATTGTCGTCTTGCCATTCTGACGAGCGACCGAACAAACACTAGAACGATGAACGAGATCTAATTGTCCGTCGTCTGCTGGAGCAAAACTAAGCACTCGATCTAAATAGTGACGTTGCCATGCCATGAGATCAAAGCCGAGAAACTCTAAAGCCATGTCCCCCACAATCGCGCCCCACGATCCCGTCGAATCTGGGCTAATCGTTTCCAATCGGGGAAGGTCGCGGCCAGTCGTCGCCAGTTCTGGCCAGTCTTGACTGTTCTTGATAAAGAGTTGAC